GCCTTGTCGTCCAAACTTGATGAAAAAGACGCGGAGATAACATTTCTTCGTGGTGAGGTTGCCCGGCGAGATCGCGGTGGTGAGAAGGCTAAAGCTGAAGACGATGAGTTCAACCTCGACGAGATTGTCGCAGACCTAACCAACAAAGATCCCAAAGTTGCGGCCCGCAAAATCATTGAGCTGTCGAACAAGATTGCCGATAAAAAGGTTGCAGCTATTCGGGCCGAGACCACCAACCTTCTAACCTCAAACCAGGCCGTCATTCAGGCCAAGCAGACCGACCGCGATAACGTTGCGGCCGAGTTTGCTGGCTATCTTGATGACCCGCGCTTTGAGGCAGTGCTCACCACGACCTTTAAGGGTCTCAACCGCGGCGGTCGTTATATCCCCGACTCACTCTATGCTGCTGCTTCAACCGCGGCTCGTATTATTGACCGCGAACGGGCCGCCAAGAACGGCAAGTCCAAAAATGGTGTCAAAGAAGTTCGCCCAGGTGCTCCCAAGAACCCAATCGAACCCGACACCCACGACTATTCTAAGGCCGTTCGAATTGATGACCTTAAAATGACCGACCGCGAAAAACTGGCTGCCAAAGGTGCGCTCAAGAAAATGACTGGTGTCACCGAGAAGCAGTGGGTCGAGAACTGGAAGGAGATTAATGGATAATGAGTACTCTCAACAGCACAATCGACGCCTTGCTCCACGAACCTGAGGCCAACGTGCTTGACTCATCCAGTATTGAGATTGGCGGTGTCAAGATTGTTGAAATCAAAAACAAGCGGGGCCGTGTATGGGCAGTCCCTGCGGATGACGGGAATGTTGACATCAATGAAGGTGGTCTCAAAAACATTCTCAATATCCCCAAACCTGAAAAAGATTTTTACTACCAGTTTATCCGAGATGATCAACTGGGTGATTATCTGGGTCGAGACTTTGCTTTGGTGGAACCAGAGGACGTTGGCCTCCCTGCCAAGTCTTCTGATGCTGCGACTGCCGCTGTCGGCATTCGTCCTACAAGCCACCACCAGGTTGGGAACATGCATTTAGTCATGATCCCTAAAGTCATCGAACAGAGATACCGGCGCGCTGAGAAAATGCGCGCGGATGAGGCAGTCGCGGGCATCAAACAGTCACGTCAAACAATTCATGGGAAAGACGTGAAACAAGTTTCAGACACTGATGTCCAAGTCCACTCCCGAAAAACAACTGTGGAGGCCGGTAAGCCTATTGTGACGGCCAACCCAGGTTTTAAGGAGTTCAGCGAAACCTAAACGAGGTTAGATATGAGCTACGCTAATGTCTTTGCCCCCAACGGGTTTAAGCCCTTTATGGGTGACGCCATAAAAAGCGCCAAGACCATTCGGCGGCCCGTTCTCGCGAACCGCGCTAAAACCGCGAGTGCGACAGAGACCATACTCAGTGCCGGCGACGCATACACGCTCGATGCAAATAGCAATGCGTTGCACGCCGGCCCGAATGATGTGGTCTATGGGATCGTACTTGCTATCGAACTGGAAGCTGTGCCTACGATAATGAACGCAATGGGTCCTGTTTCGGTCGACCAGATACTCGCTGCTTATAGCGGTGCCATCATTGGGATCGAAGACCCGAGTGTTTATTTCGAGGTGCAGGCCGACACGTTCGCAACAAACAACGAAAATGGTCTCTACAATTTGGTTGATGCCCTGGCGAACACCCTGTTTCGCATTGGGAGTCAATCATTGGGTGTTGCCGGTGGCCCAGGAACACAATTTCGGGCCATCGACATCGTCAACCGCCCAACGGATAATGCCTATGGTGCCAACGCACGGGTAATCGTGAAGTTGAGCCAGGCCACTTCCTAGGAGTATAAATCATGGCTAATTCTCGTGCAGAATTTCAACGCCTTCTATTCCCAGGATTAAAGGGCGTTATCATGAACTCGTTTTCCGAGATAATGCAGCAGTTCTCAAAGATCGCCAAGGTCGAGAGTTCTAGCAAAGCATTCGAGGAAGACTTCACCGCAGCAGGCGTCGGGTTGTTTGTTGAGACTCCAGAGTTCGTGCCGGCCAGCGACGACAAATTCACTCCTGGCTTGAGCATTCGATATATCGTGAATGATTTCAAACTGAGAATTGGTTTCTCAGAAATGGCCATTCGTGATATGTTGGTCAATCTTGCTCAGGACCGCGGACGAGATTTGGGATTCTCTGCGCGCCAGACGATGGAAGTGCTCATTGCGAACATTCTGAACAACGGCTTCACCACTAATGGTTATGATGGTGTGCCTTTGTTCTCTGCCGCGCACCCCAATGTCAGGAACCCGTCAAGTGTGCAGAGCAATCTACTTGGTGGCACAACGCCCACGCCGGCCACACTCTCTGTGCTCTCACTTCGCCAGGCTCTAAGCCAATACCGACGGTTCTTTGATGAGACGGGTGTTCGTCGGATTCAGGTGGACCCAAAGATGTTGGTGGTTCCGCCCGAAGAAGAATGGAACGCTTATGAGATTCTCAAGAGTGGTGAGCGTCCCGACACTGCGAACCGCGCAACGAATGTCATTCGGAACAAACTCGAGCCCTTTGTGTATGACTATCTCACTGATGTCGTACACTGGATGATCGGGCCGGATGCGAAGTACAACAAGATTAAGGTCTTCAACCGACGCACACTCGCCATCAGCACCTATGAGGACAAGGACTCCGAGACCAACTGGGTCCAGGCCGCCTTTGCGTTCTCACAGGGCTGGAGTGGCTGGCTTGGTTGGATGGCGTCTAACCCCCTGGGTTAATGGAGGATAAACACAATGCCTAATTTTCCTCCCAATTCATTTCCAGGACAGGTTACGATGTTCCGCACACCGCCGTTGCCATTGCCTCAGACAACGACCAAAACCATCTTTGCGTTCCAGAATTCTATCGGGCCGGGAACTGGTGGTTATGGGGCCGGTGGATATGCCGCCTTGGAAATCGTGGACATCTTTGGGATTGTCACGACAGCAATCGGGGCAGTGGCCAATGCAACCAAACTCCAGGCTTTGATGGATGCACTGACAGCAGTTGACTTATGCGCAACGCTTGACATCAATGGGTTGACTGTTGGTACCATTCTCAACATCACTGGTACACTTGCAAATGCTATGACTGACAATGCCTATGGTGTGGCGATTGCGCAAGTGACACCTATCCATGTCACAGGTGGTCTACAGGCTGGTGTGATCAACATCAACTGTGCTGGCTCTGATGGTGGCACTGGCCGCGTCGCGTGGGTCTTGGTTTGTCGGCCTGCGTACGGAGTGCAGGTTATCCCTGCTAACTCCTAAGGAGAACTGATATGAAACAAATGGAAAGAGGTGCAGTTCGTAAACTACTCCTCTATACAATTCCACTGGCGGTAGTTGGGTTGGTGCTGACAAGTATCTTCCTCACCAACCCAACGAATAAAGAGCAACTTTCGCCGCGGTCCGCGTTTGCGGCAACAGCAACTAGCACGGCCACGGCCACCTCTACGGCAACAGCAACGCCTACTGCCACTGCTCTGCCCACCCCAGGTGTTCCATTAAATCCACCTGGCGAACACCGCGAGTCGATGAAAAATTCGTCGAACACGGCGGTTTCGAACTCAGTGGCAAGCTACTGGCCGGTTTCTGGTGTAATCACATTTGTGGCCGCTGCGACAGTTGGTGAGGTCCAAGAGACCGCTGTTTTGCCTGGAATTGCACAAAATCTATTCTGTGATTCTATGACAACAGGTGGTGGTCTTACAGCTCCTGGTGCTGGCGCGAGCTATGCCATTGCGTTGCAGGATGTGAGTGCCAAGACTGGCCTGGTGACTACAACTCTAACGTGCACCATCTCTGGTGCAACCGCAACAAGCTGCGCGGATTTGGTTGATAGACAGTATGTCGGGCCGGGCGATCTCATCGCTATGATCGCCACGCCATCGACTACGCCGACGTCAACTGTCCTCGTGTGTGCTTTTGAGTTGGATCTCTAATACCTATGGCCCTTCAATTACTCAATGGAGTCGGAGCGGGTGTCAGCAGAGTGCTTGACATCCGCTCCGTGGGCACGCGAATGGTGCCGTTCACGATCTATGGTGCCGGCACTGTCGCAAATCCTCAAACGGCTCCCATCGTGGTGGAGAAAGGACCAACTCCACTTGGGCCGTGGGTTAACCTGGGGACAATCAATCCACCAGAAGGACAGGTCAGGGTCGATGAACCGATCGATTATGTGCGGATTACCACTGATCCAGGTGAAACAGGTGTAGTGAGCGCATATGTGTCAACGAGTAGATAATGCCAGACCAGTTTAATCGCTACAGCTTGGCCGAGTTGCGAGCGTATGTGCTGCGTAATCTTGCGTCGTTGAGAGTTCAGACGGTGGACCCGATTTCCGGCCAGGAATCGGGCACCACCTATCTAGGCTTGAATGCACAGTTCTCGGAACAAGACCTAAATATGCGTATTAACTCGTCGATTACGAAGACGAGTTTGCTGCTCAATGCTGAGAATGAAACACTTTATGCCAAAGAAGTGTTTTATGATGCAGTGCCTGGCTCTCTACAATATCCATTCCCGCCAGATTTGTGCCAAATGCGCGGCCTGTGGTGGAAAGACGCTTCGATAGCGGCACCAGCAAACCCCGATAGCTATAGGTTCATGAGTTATCAGGATACACTCGATGAGCCGCACGGCTTTAGCGGCCAGGTGAATCGACCTACTTGGCGACGAGTGGGTGGATTTATCTTACTCAATCGTGATCCTGGAGATTTTAGTCCGGCCATTAATGTGAGTGGGATTTGGGTTAGATATATTCGGTGGCAGAGCTTCCTGCTCACTGATGAAAGTTATATCAACATGCA